GACATTACTGTGAAGCGTCTGCCATTCCTGAACGATATTCCCGTTTTCATCCACCGTCTCGACATACCTTTTGTGCGTCAAAACAACATTTGTCTTGGCGGCAAAAAATACATCCTCGCCGGAGGCGGGGTCATGATTCACTGACTGAATCAGATATTTGTCTGCACCTATGGTCAGTATTTCACCGCTTTGCAATGCGGCATCGGCAAGAATCAAGCCTTCCCACAAAGCCTCACGATTGCCGACGTTGTTCGTTGACTTTGTGGACCTTTTAATTGACACCTTGGAAGCAACAGGCACGGCCCTTTCAATTGTGCAATCCTGCCCATGAGCCTTGAGAAAATTTGCGGCATATGACATAGAACCACCGCCTTATTTAGCAGGAGAAATGTCTATATAGTACTCCTTGCCCTGCTCGATTTGTTTTGCTGCTTCTGGATTTACGACGTTAAGGCTAATTTCTCCCCCAGGGGTATACTTGAAAAATTCTTTATTTTCTTTGCTACCATCGTACACAGGTTGCATGTAAATATGCACCGTATCTCCACATTCCGTTTTGCTTACACAGACAAATTTACATCTTACCATTTTTATTATCCTCCTTATTTACTGGCTTAAGCCGAAATGAAGCAGGGAAGGGAGGGAGTCGGCTAGTATCTTGCCGATATATCCATCCCGTTCCGCTTCAAATTCGGCCTTCTTTTTATCCCAGTCAACATTAAGCTCATGGGTTTCACTTGGCCCCTGCTCACGCATTGGCAACCGTGCGGGCATGGAAGGGCACAAGAGGGCCGCACATTCGCAGACAACGGCAGCCTCAAGATAGACTTTTTTGTCATCAACGAGACTGGCATAATCCGGGACCTGCTGTATGATATTGGCTTCTGCTATGGTGATGATTTCCGGCTGCTGGACAGCGAAATCGGGGAGATAGGCAGTATCAACGCCCATCTTGTCCCTTATCCGCTGTTCCCACCCGACAGCCGTTAAAATACGGTTAGCCATAGGGGATTACACCCCTTTCAATTAAGCGTTGAGGGTTATTGTGCGTCTTGCCTGCGGCAGGAATACACCAAAGCCGTTAACTTCGGATATCACAAGTTCCTCCCACTGACTTGAGATAATCCTCTGGGTTTCCTGAATATCCGAACCAACCTCAATAACCATTTCAAGAGAATATCTCTTGTCGAAGCCTACAAGCTTATCAGCTATAGCATCAGGCAGGTAAACAATTCTATAGTTGTTGAATATGCTCTGTGCCATTTCTCCCTGCTGCTGAGTCCTGCCAAACCTCAACTGCTCAATAAGCCTAATTGGGTCAACGTTAGGAGCGGCCATTGTCAGGAAACTAATGATTTCTTTCTCTCCACCTATCAGGCATTGCATCTGATATGGATAGAATTTAAACAGGAAACTTGCCCAGCCTGCATAGCTTAATGCGTCTGTTGCCGTTCCGCCCTGCAATTCCGTCTTGTTATAGTTTATTGCGGCATTGTTATTGCCATCACCATTGATAAGCACATTATATGCATCGGTAGCACGGTCAACATTAGCCTGCATCATAATGGCCTGTACGTGCAGTGCAAACAGGTCAATCCTCATTCTCCTGATTGCTTCATAAGTAGCCTTGATTCTGCGCCCATATTTGTATATCTTAAGTGTATTTTCAGAGGTTTTCATTTCGGCAACCGGCATATCGGCACCTTCGGTTACACGCTTCTTGGAAGCAGCTTTTGTATCCTGTGTCACATATATTGTTCTATATGCATTGCTGTCAATAGGAGTTCTGATAGCAATCATTTCATTCAGGATATCGTCTGCCATGAGTGCCTGCCTTGCAGTCCTGTTGATGAATTCAGGGAACAATACTGCGGAATCATTGGTCTGATAAAACGCCTCAACCTTTGAAGCCCAAATGCCCTTTTCGGGAATAGACTTCAAAATAATAGGTTGTTTGCCCTGGGCAGAAAGCTGCTCGCTGACCCTTTTTATCTGCCGCTCAAAAGCATCCAGTTTTTCATCACTACCATATCTTTCGGAAGGGTCAATCTGCTCAAGATACTGGGAAAGAGTAATGCCCTTATCATTCGCTTCCCTGTAAAGATTGATGGAAAGCGGAATTTCATAAGCTTTAGGCTTTACCAATATATCTGTCATATTTCAACACATCCTTTCTTATTTTTGAAATTCAATTAACCGATAAATACGACAACGGTATTTGCTGTGCTATCGACGGATACCGCATAGGCAGGCCCGTTGTTTCCGGAAGCCACCTTGCTTACGGCACCAGCACCGTTAACGCAGAGGAAGTCATTTGCGGCAGGAAGCGCACCGGATATGCCAGGAACACCTTCTTTGAAGCCTTTGACCTGAACAGTCATGTTTCCATCGTCCTCATATTTCTGAATAATTCCCCTCAAAGGGTCGCCTGCCGTGCCATATCCCATCTGACCATTTCCGGTAACAGTTACAGCCTTACCTTCAACAGCGGATGCACCGCTTACCAATGCCACAGAACTTACGCTCCCATGAGCCTGAACAGTTACATACTCAGCGCCAATGCCTTCAAAACCAACTCCACCTCTTGCCATATACTTTCAACTCCTTTCAAAATTTGGATATAAAAATAACCGCTATCAGCGGCTTGATTGATTTATGTTAGTCATTGGTTATTTTACCTTAAACGCATCATCCGGAATCGTAACCGGCTTCTGTTGCCCTAATCCAGCCGCAGGATTGGTTTGCCTTCCTGCGGGGATAGCCTCTTTCGCCTGAGCTTCCCACGTTTTGGCTATATCCTCAATCGTCTTTTTGTCCATCGTCTCAAAAGTCTTCTTCCATGTATCGGCGGGGAAGTCATTACCCATAGCCCTTACGCCCCATGCGATAGCCGAATCAATGGTTTCCTTGCGGTATTCGTTGTATTCAGCCTTCTGTGCCTTCGTAACAATGCACTCTGTTTCTTTGAGCGGAGCCGCACTGTCCTGAATCGTTTTAACTGTAGCATCCCATTTTTCGGCAAGCTGGGTCAATATTTCCTCAACCTTTGTCTCACCTTCCTTGTAGGTTATTCCAAAAGCCTCAAGCATCTTCAACACCTTTTCATCCATCCGGTTTTCACCACCTTTCATAAATGTTTGATTGTTATTCGAAAAAGCATAGACCTTTTTATGGTCAGCCTTTTTTATAAAAGTCAATATCCCTCCTTTGCTACTATAAGTGCCGTAGATACGGACGTCCGGTGGAATCTTTTTGAAATCATCGAACATCGTAAATATGCCGTATTCATTTTCAAAATCTCCACCTGAAGCGCTGAGGCTTGCACCGGCACCCGGATATGCGCCGTCAAACACAGCCGAATCTTCCATCAAATATCCCGGAGGCTTGGCTATCGCCCAGCAAAGCTTGACCTCGTTGGTATCCTCGTCGATAACGTATTTCCTACCAGGGATATGCGGGCATTTGAATATATTCCTTATATCCTCGCCGCATATTGAACATTCGAATCTATCGGCACCCCACCCAATCGACGTATCAAATAATACGCCAGTCTCTATATCGGATATAATGGAATCCGTGCTAATTCCGTCTTTCTCCTGCCCGCGTACGATATAGGTAGAGCCATTAAAGGATATCGTTTCACCTTGCATAAGCCCTTCTTTACTCAGCCATCCTTCAAAAACCCTGCCATAAGGCAATGCGGGTTTCGGCCTTCCGAATCCGGCCCATGAATGGTCTAGCAGGAATGAAACACCATCATTTGCGTTTTTCTCAAAAACCTCAAGGAGAGGCACCGACAATTGTATGAAACGGTCGGGGATAATCATGTCTCCGGCCATCTTATGGGTATAAATAAAGACCTCATCTTTTGAAAGAGGTCTTTTGGCAATACGATTTATTTTTTCAAGCTGAGCCGGTGTCGGTTCACCGAATGTGCGGGCAAATGTTTCGGTGTCATTGTCTAATACTCGGCTTTCGCCTTGTTCGTCATCATCCTGGAATCTTGCCATCTGCCTTTCCGCAACACGCCTTACAGCAGGCTTATCATCTGCGGGAATATCGCTGTTCTCAATCCTTGCCAGAGCATTTTGCACGGCATTTCTTACTACATGAGGGGAGCCGTCAATTATGTCCGCATAGGGGAATTTGAACTGCCCAAAGTCGCTTAATTCTCCTGCCTCATGCCAGAAAAACACCTTGCGGTATTTCTGCCAGTCCATCTGCTCTTTGTCGCCGCTGCCATCCCTTGAAGCCCATCTTCGCAAACGTGGGATAGCGGCAGTCTTGTCCCATGTTCTATCACGTGGAGCTAAAGGGAAGTCGTGATATTGTTCGGCAGGCATCATAAATCACCTTCTTTCCGTGACATGATTTTCTTTTTAAAATCCACCTCCTCGTATTTGTCGCAAATGCCTTCAAGTATGCAGCCTTCGCAGTCATAACACTCATGCAGTCTATCAGGGGCTTTTTTCTTTAGAGGAAAATTCCTGCCCCTGATGTTAATAAACTCCAAAAATGTCACCTCCCAAATAAGTCTATAACTTTTTTGTTAATTTCTTTTTGTTTGTCTTCGAGCGTCTTGATTTTGTTGTTGATAACTTCGTTGGAATCATTGCTAAAACTTACCCTGACAGTATCAACAGGTGGTTCACCAACTGATTTTTGAACCTTCATAACTTCTTGCGCTGCCGTATCATTGTCAATCCAGCCCATCAATACGGCTATGGCATAGAATTGTTGTTTCATCAGGTTGACCGTCATGCGTTGCTCTTCGGAATTCCAGTCGATAGTATTATGCTTAAATACAGGGATAGCCTGAATCCCTCTTACACGAAGCCATAGCCTGGCTATTTCCTCAATCAAGCGCTTACTTCCACGCTGGCATGAAGCAATACCTGAACAAAAAATGCGAAATTGGACTGTTCCCCAAGTCTCCGTCGAACCTGAAATTCTGTTGGAAAATATCCCCATCTGCTTTGCACCGTTCAATACCTGCACATCCACAAGCTCATTGACTGCCCTGACATCAAGACTTCTGCCCGGATTATTGTTCTGCCCTTGATTGCGCTTCACATCGTCGTAATGCACAATGTCAGAATCCGGCTTAATTTTTTGGAGCATATTGACTATATTGTCATATTGTTCCTTCAGCCACTCATTCAGCTTTACCTTATCGTTTTTGATATGCGGCGGGCAGTATTGCATCATGCGCTCGAGATTAATTTCGTAATCATCCTTTGGCCACCCCTGATGGTGCAGAACTGCCTGCAAATCCTGAAGAATTTGCATCTGAAAATCAATAGCCTGCAATACCGGAGTTAAGGTAAGCGTTCCTCTCGGGTCTCCAATATCCGGGTCGGCTGGCACCCAGAAGAAGTTGGCATGTTGCCTATCCAGCGGCACCTTTTTGCCTATTTGCCATTGATAAGGTATCCATTTTTTGCGACCGTCAATGTCGCCGAGCTCCCAATATATCGTCTGCGGCTTTACGGGATAGACATCGTAAATATCCGTCCTATCTTCCGTAACTTCAACCTCTACACCCATTGCACCCAACAAAAAAGAGCTATAATGCAACTGGTCAATCAGCCCGTCAAGCCCCGAATTGCTGATTTCGTTTATCCTTGCCGCAAACTCTCGCCATTGTTCCTCGACATCAATCAAAACAATGCCTTTGTTTCGTGTATTGACACCGTAAAACTTCATCTCGTTACCCTGATTGGCAAGCCTGACAAAGTTCCAGACGGCCATCGACACATCGGGATTGACTTTCTTAAGGAATTCTATAGCACTCGCTTCATCCCGAATACTTCGCAATGTTTCAAGGATATTTGCCGTTCTGGAATTGTATGGCGAAAGGGTAGTGGTATAACCATTGCCAATCATCGTCTGCCTTCCGGTAGGTATGCTTCGAGGCTCATCCCTTGACCGTGCGAAAATTTTGTTCCAAAACGCCATAGCATCACCTTCATTCTTTTAACTTTTCTATTTCCTCAAGCAACTGCGCTTTTGCAAGATTGATTACATGCGGACTTCGCTCAATCACTTCCGCAATAATCCGCAAGTCCGAATTGCTTACCTCAATTTCGCCTTCATTCGTAAGATTC